GTGTTGAGGTCGAAGCCAGCACAAATACAGATAGGCATTTTTATTTTTATATTATGAATGATTATAATGCTTTTTTAAAAACAAAACGAAAAACTTTTATTGAAAGTGGATTTGATATTAACAGAAAGCGAATTATAACTAAAATTTAATATGAGTTTAGGGATACCTTATATGGGAAGTAAAAGAAAGTTAGCAAGTGATATATTACACTTTATAACTTCACGTCATAACAACATAGATACTTTTTATGATTTGTTTGGTGGTGGTGGTTCAATTAGTTTTACAGCTATACGAGATTATCGTTTTAAAGTACATTATAACGAACTAAATAAACACATTTATAGTTTAGTAGAATATCTTAAAAACAATAAAGAATTAGAACCTAAATTTTTTGAATGGGTTACACGTGAAGAATTTTTTAACCAAATAAACAAAAGCAATGAAGATGCAGATTGGTTTAGTGGATTTGTAATGAGTTGTTGGAGTTTTGGTAATAGTCAAAGTTCATATTTATATGGTTCAGATATTGAAAACTTAAAACGTTTAGCACACGAATTTATTGTAAATAAAGACTTAAACGCAATGCGTGAAATAGGAGTTGATATTCCTGAATTATGTAATATAAATGGAGTTCAAAAGCGTAGAGTTTTATTTTGTAAACACATTGAAGAAGTAACTAAAAACAGGTTTGATGTTCAAAATTTGGAAAGGCTTTCTTTATTAGAGAGTTTAGCCAGACTACAGAACCTACAGAACCTACAGAACCTACAGAACCTACAGATTAGTAATCAAAGTTACGAAAAAGTAATTATATATCCTAATGAAAACGCAGTAATTTATTGCGATATTCCTTACAGGGGAACTGGCGAATATAAAGAGGGTGGTTTTAATCACGATGCATTTTATGAATGGTTTGCTAATTTAGATTATCCAGCTTATTTAAGCGAGTATAATGCGCCATTTGAACAAGTACATGCTTTTAAACATAGAAGTAGTTTATCTGCTACTAATAATAAAAAGAAAGTAGTTGAAAAAATATTTTTTAACGGAAAAGGAAAAGTAAACATTAACACATTATTTGAATATGAAAACACTAACTAACAAAAAACACCACCAACAGACACATAATATAGCAGTGCTTACATATTTGCTTATTACAGAGCTTAATGATATTAAAGCTAATAGTTTACTCGCTAAAGAAATTATAAAGCAAGGTAATGCATTTGAGTTAGCCCTAGAGCCATTATTGGAAACTGTATTTGATAGTAAACAAATTAGCAAAGGAACTTATTTAAACAAAATAGGTCATCAAGTCGAAACCGTAATAAGAAAAAATTACGAAAACATTACTGAATGATTAAACGTAAAACCTCAAGTAACATTAAAGCAAATGAAATTATTGCTTTGTTTATGTATTATGAAATTCCAATTACTCAGCAATTAGAAATTTTAAAAATGGTAAGGCAAAAAATTGAATTTTGCAGAAATACCGCAAAACAAGTTAAACAACATAAATTAAAACTATCATGAAACAAACACCAGTAGAATTTTTAGAAAATTATTTGAAGATTAAAGGTCTTATTATTCACAGTCCTGATAATATAATTATGAAAGAGGCTAAAGATATAGAGAACGATCAACAAAAAGAAAATGATTACACAGCGTTATTAAAACCAGTGGGAACTAAACAAACAGCAGTAGAGTCAATAATTGAATTTTGCGAAAAACAAAAAAATAATGATGTAAGTAGTCACAGAGGGGCATATTTAACTATTATTAATTTTTGTAAAGAACAAGCCAAAGAAATGGAAAAGCAACAACAAGGATATAGCAAAAAAGAAGTTTTACCATTACTTGAAATGTTAGAAAAATGTAAAGAGTATTTTCTACTAAAAACAGGTGCAAAAAGTGAGGAAAGAGCAGATGCAATAGGTCAAGCGATTGAAGACTTTAACAAAATTAAAAACAAATAAAATCATGGACAATATAGAGCTTTTATTAATTTTTACTTTAATGAATCAATTTACTATGATTATAGTATTAAATAGAATTTTAAAACAACTTAAAGAAAAATAAGATTATGAAAAAAATAATAAAAAGATTATTGTTTGGTAAGCCATTAATAATGAGCGTATACAAAGATAAGTATGGAAACAAATATGGTGGAGTTATTCATAAACAAGATAGAAAGTCTTACGTAAACATAGTAAGTCATATTGAACAACCTACTTATTTAGGTGAATTAGAAATTTATTAAAAACAAATAAGATATGAAAAAATACCATTTAACAATATTAAGAAACGGAAAGTACGAAACATTATTTGGAGAATTTTCTACAATAGGAAGTTTTTTATTAATAGAAAAAGAATTAGGTAGAGAAGTTCATATACTGTATTCAAGAGAATTAACAGATATGGAATATGATTTATTTAAAAAAAAATAAGATATGAAACAGACAGCAGTAGAAAAATTAGTAGCACATTTAATTGAATATGGATTTGATTTATCGGCTCATAAATTAGAAATTGAAAAAGCAAAAGAAATAGAAGAAAGAAACCAAGACTTTTTTTCTATAAAATTTACAGAATGGTGTTTAGATTTATTATTAAATAATGAAGAAATACAAGCAAAAACAACAATAGAATTATTAAATTTATTTAAACAAAAACAAATAAGATATGGAAAATTTTACACATTATAGACTTTACAATCATAATACGAGTGATGTGTTATACTTAATGTCTATTTCTAATGACTTAGACTTTAATCATCAGGAAAGTCTTGAAAAAAAGAAAGTTTCAATAGGTTATCAAAAAAATGTTGATTATAACGATATGTCTTGGGAAACAATATTATAAATTTAAAAACAAATAAGATATGAAAATAATTAAAACAATAGGAGTAGGTATTTTATTTTTTACCTTTTTTTATTTAATGTGTGCTTTTTTTAACGCAACATTTAATATATCACTTTGGGGCGAAACTTCAAGGTTCATATGTTCTCTTGGTGGTGGTGCATTTGCATTAGTGGTTATGGTAATTAACTCAGAATTTTACATTAAATAATTAAACAAATAAGATTATGAAACAAACAAACATTGAACCGGAATTAATTCCGTTTAAAGATTTGATAAAATTTTGGAATGATTTTAAAGAATGGTTACTAAACTTAAAAATAAATTAGTTATGAATTTAAAACAAAAATTTGATGCATTAATTCTATTAGAATTTGGAGGTATGCAAGAGCCAACGCTTTCACAATGCGTAAAAATAGCAAATAATTATGCCGATGAGCTTATAAAAATTAGAGAAACAAAGATATTAGATTTTCTTTATGATGAAATAACAGAGCGTAGAGACTATTCAGCATCTAAAATGTGCGAAAAAATAACTGAATTTATTTTGAATTTAAAATAAGATATGGAAGTATTCGTAAATTTAAAAGATATTTTAGCAATAGTAATAATTATTATTATAGGAATAGTAATTGGAATTTTTAGTTTAATTAATAAATTTAAAAAGTAATTAAATATGAAACCATATTTTATAATAAAATCAGCTAAAGCAGAAGGTTTTCAAGTTTTTTATGTAAAAAAATTTAAATTTTTCACAGGAGAAGCTGTTTTAAAACCATACATTACTTATGCTGGATTAGATGAAGTTTATACTTTTAAAGATATAGACACAGCGATTAAACAATTAGAACTTGAAATAATTAAAAATACAGAAAGAATTTAATTAAAGTATAAATACAAAGTAAATACTTTTTTTAAAATAACTTTTTGCTATATCCAAAGTAAAATCTTTTATCAGTATCAAAGGCGACCCTTAACAGGTTGCTTTTTTTATTTAAAATATCTAATTCCGCACCAAATAAAGGTTTTTGTAATTGTATATCATTTCCAATAAAAAAGCCCCCTAAAACGCTTAATTTACGTTTTGGTGCATCTACTTCTAAAGTTTGAGGTTTAATTGTATAATTAAAAGCCATGCTGTGTATTTTTCCGCTTACTTCTCCATTAACTGAAGCGTTTATATATTCATCATCAAATGATTGCTTAAAAGCGCTTATTTCAATTGCTTTGTTATATGCTTCTATTTTCTGCAAACTATCCATTTTAATAAAGTCTAACTGCATACGATTATTTTCTGCAAATAGTTTATCAATTTGTCCCACGTAAAAACCGACTCCAGCTGTATCGCGTACCTTTTTAGTAATTGGAACGTGCATTATATTAGTTTTTATTATTGTTTTGCCTTTGATTTCTTTTGTAACTACTTTAATTTTCTCGGTAGTTTGTAATTCAGTATTGCAACCACGAAAAAATAACAATGCTATAAATAAAATCCAGCCTAGCCAGGTTAAATAATTTAATTTTTTAGTTTCCATATTTTATTTAAATTTTTATTTGTGAAAAATAGATAATGGTTTTGAAAATCTTTCAATTTCATATATTCTAAAATATAAAGGTAATCCGATAACATTTACACAATATTGGCAATGTAGGATTAAAATCTTTTTTTTAATTTTATTTACGATATTTTTGTTTTATTATTTTGTGATATACTTTGTTTACGCTTTCTTTGTTTGCTCCCATTTTATAATAGTAGTTTAATACTAATTTTATTCTTTGATAGTTTGATAGTGCCATTTTAAAATATATAATTATTTATTGTTTTTTGATTATCGTAATAATTCATTGTTGTAAAACTGCTTTTTGTATTCTTAAAATTAACCTTAACCCAATCTGACGGTGGGCTAAATGCGCCAAAGTTTTGATATTCAAAAGCTGTTGAGCTTGTTAAATCAAAAAGTAATTGATGACTATCGCCCTTACTAAATTCAATTTGATAATTATGTAATTTATATTCATCAATATAGTTTTTAATTTTTTCAATTTGTACTGCATCTAAATTTGGCTTAAAACCAAACTTTAAACTTTTATCATCTTTTCCGTGAGTTAAAATAAAACATCTATTTTTTACGATATAATGGTCTATAAATTTTCTTTGATTAATTACCTTAACATTAATATATTTTAATTCTATATATGATTTAAAAGCACTATTAACAATATATCCAAAACTGCCAGCATGGTTGTCATTACAAATATTTACAATGTTTATTTTATCATAATAATTAATTAACGCATCAATTAAAGTAATTTTAAATTGTAGGCCAACATCAAATGCTTTTTGGTTATCCATATTTTGAGGCAGTTCGTGTCCGCCCCTTGTTGTCATTCCATTATAACCATCCATAAAATCTCCTAATTCATGCAGCAATAAAACATTTGATTTTTGATTTTTTATAATTTCGTTTACAAATACATCTCTTCTTTTAAATAATTCGTCTTGATTCCAAAGTCCATCATACAAAGAATAACCATCTGTTACTTTCATTCCAACATGTACATCAGTTATAATAGCCCTATCAAATAAAGATTTTTGTTTTACTTTTTTTGCATTTATTTTTACTGGTGTAATTTTTCCTTCAAAATATTTTGTAAAATCAATTTGCTCTAAATCTATTTTAACATCTTTAATAGGTTCAGTAATTACCCATTGCTGTTGTGTTGAAACATTAGTTGAAACTCTTTTAATTTCGTGGTTTTTTGGAATATGAATTAAATCTTTTGGACTTAATTTTTCAACTGTAGATATTATATTACCTTGATTGTTTAATGTTCTGCGAATTTGTTTAAATTGTGTTTGATGCAAATTCCTTATTTTATTTAATTGCTCAAACTCATTATCGTTTAAATAATATCTAGGATTGCCTGAACCAGAATTATGTTTTTTTTGTTTAGGCACTAAGCCTAAAGCAATCGCCTCTACTGGACTTAATCTAGTTTCATGTTTTGGCATAATTTAAAATTTTAAATGGATTAAATAATTTATAAAAATATTTGTGTTTTAAAATATTATTTTATATTTGCATATTCATAATATGTTTGTTTAGTTGATAAGAAAAACCCTTGCATTTTTTTGTAAGGGTTTTTTTTTACTTATAATTTATTTCTTTTAACCATTGCTTAACATCAAATGAAGGACAAGCTTTTTTAACTCCTAAAAAATCTTTATGCCCTTGCACTATTGCGTTGGGAAATTGTTTTTTAGCTTGTTTTATTAAGTACAACAAACTTTCTTTTTGTTTTGGTGTTCTAGTGTCTTTTGGATTTCCTTTTTCATCTATGCCACCAATATAACTAAAATGAATTGAATTATGATTATAACCTTTTACACCATTAGTTATATCTTCATATTTTGCTAATTCGTGTATAATGCCATTTGCATCAATTAACCTATGGTAGCCCACAGACTTCCATTTTAAAACATTTTTCCAATAATTTAAAATTGCTTGTTTAGTAGCTTTTGGCTGTGAAGCTGTGCAATGTATAACAATATAATCAATTTTTCTCATTATTTTTATTCTTATATGTTTCTATTATTTTTAATACGGTATAAAATATAGAAGCAATTAATAAAATTATTTTTAATGTGTTTTCTATGTTAGAGAAACTTAACAGCATACTAATACTATTAAAAAAATATAGTTTTAAATCGTTATGCGACATTTTTACTTTTCATTAATCGTTCTACAATATTTGTAACTCCCTCAATAGTTATATAAGAAGTTGCAATAATTACCCAATCAGTAGAAGTTATAGACTTACTAAATAAACCAATAGAAGCTATTACAAATACAGTTAATTTTCTACTAACCCATTTATTTAAAAATAAGTCTATTTTTTCTTTACTGCTCATTATATATAATGTGTAAATATTTTTACTATAATTTAATTATAAGTTATTATTTCAATTAAATTACCATTTAAAACATCATCTGACATAGATTCAATATCGCTAAAAGTATTAATTTGTATAACATTTGTATCGTTTTTTCTTATTCCATAACCTAAAGTGGTGCCTCCAGATCCGTCTTCAATAATTAATCTGTTAAAGTTTAATCTTGAAGATGCCTCACTTGGAATTGTTTTGTTATCTGTTAAAACATTTCCAGTAAAAGTTAAAAAGTATCTTCCTATATTAGAATAAGAATAAACAGGCACTTGGCCATAAGTGTTTTCTAATACTATTGCCGTTGGTGCATCAGTTCCTGTTTGTGAAACAATCGCTCTGTAAATTTTGTAAGGACGTAAATTACTTACGGTTACTTTTTTAGTTTCTCCGTCTTGAACAACGGCTACTGATTCGTTTCCTGTTAAAGCTGTAGCTAAATTTAATTCTGATATTTTTTTATCCATTATAATATAATTTTTGAGTTATTTTCTTGTAAAATTTTTGAACTATTTTCTAAAAGTAAAAACGATGGAACAACTGGAACTATTCCGTTATCAAATAAAATGCTGTCGTAACGCCCTACAGGAATAGTGTAAGTTGATCCTGCTGTTACGCCTACAAAAATTGTAGTTCCATCTTCTTTATTTAAAACTACACGCGTAACGCCTGTAGGTATTATTTCTGTAATTGTATCGGCACTTCTAACATCAATAACCGGACAACCTCCAGCGCTATAATCAATTAAAGGCACATTTATTCCCATTGTTTGAGTTACTCCACTTGAATTTATTCTGTTTGCCGTTGCAGGGCGCACACAAATTGCGTCTGTACCTTTCAAAGCATAAAGCTTTCCTGCCTTATACGCATTAGGAGTTAATATTATAGTTGAGTTTTCAATATCCATTATAAATTTTTGTATATTATTTTAAACAATTATTGGCTTCAAATATTCCTCCGTCTTCAATAGCTCTTATTTTTAAAGCATCAATTAATTTTCGCAAAATATTATTACCTTTATATCTGTACGTTTTAAAATTATTACCAATTCCTAGCATAAATTATCCTTTATAAGCAATTACCTTTCCGCTAGCTACTTCTAAATCATAAAATCTTCCATAGATTATTGTACCAGCATCTAAAGTTAAGTTATTTATTACTGAATCTCCAATAATTTCAATATTATTACTTTCGTAAGATTTTAATTTAGTAGAAATAACACAATCCGCAATAACTTGGATTGCTATAAAAGTTTCTCCTGATATTGCATTACTTGTTAAAACTCTTAAACCATATTGACCAAATTGACCTACTCCTTGATTGCCGTTTAAAGCATAATCTAAATGTTGCATTTTTATTTTTTTTTTAATTAATTATCCTATTCTTGAAATTCTAAAATTCTTATTATCTGATTTTGTACCGCATTTAAAATACTTTTCAATATTATTACGCATCAAATAGCTTTCCACGTTTAACCAAAGATTAAAAGCGTAATTGCAGTTATGCTCATATAAAGTCTTTTTCATTGGGTAGTCAATTTTTTCCGAAACATCATTATTTATTTTGGCTTTTAAACCAAATGCTGTATCAATTACATCTCCATAAAGAGAATACCTAGCATAAGCATAATGCGCTAAAACTGCTTTTAAACCAACATTAGTATAAGTAATACCGTTATAAGTATAAATGTTTCCATTTAGCAAGTCTTCATAAGATGTAGGATTGTTTATTACGTCGTAAAATAATTGCTCACCTAACAAAGGGTATAAATCCACCATTTGTGCTTGTAAGATTAATTCATTTAACTTTGCATTATTAATTGAATTACTTAACTGCTTATATTGCTGTATTTCAGCACGTGTTATTAAGGGTGTTGTTATCATGTTGCAGCTGGTGTTATAGGTTGAATTCCTAATTTTGGGGTTCCTAACATTTTACGAGCTAATTCGTTGCTAATTCCGTATATTTCCTCAATAATTACTACAGCACTTTCTAAATCTGTTAATCCTGCAGAAACTGCTTGTTGTATTTCTAACAATGCTTGAACTCCACCAACCGAACCTTTTAATGTCGCTTGGCTTTCAATACGTTTTACATCACCAATTGATTGCTCTGCATCAATTTCAAATAATGAAACTACAGAAATATATTGTCCATACCAGGTTGGTAAATTTTGTACCACGTCATTAACAATGGTTTCAATTTTGTTGCGCTCTTTTGATGTATTTTCCCAATACATTTTTTTTGCCTCTAATAAACTTGCACCGCTGTTACCAAACATTGCACTATCAGGTGATTTGACCAAAGCAACGGGCAAGTTATTAAATGCCATTAATATATTTTTACTTACTGATGTTTCAGTATATTCAAACATTTTATCATCAAGTTCAGAATTTATAGTTTGTATTTTAAAAATACTATCAATACCGTTTATAAAATCAGGACTTTCAATCATCATGGCGCCCCCAGCATTTTCACTACCAATAAACTTTTCAATAGTTGATTTTACAACATCTGCTTCAGCTTGCCTTTTTGCAAATTGATGATTTCTGACCAATTGCCCCGCATCATTTACAATCATTTCAGGCTCATCATTACTAACCAAAGGTGGTGTCATTATAACAGTCTTACCAAAAAAACCTTTTCGTAAAATCATGTTTTTGTAAATAGCCGCTTGACTTTCAGAATCGCAATCGTTTAAAACTGAATCAATTCTAGAAAGCGGGTAATAATATCTGCTATCTAAATTAATATACATAACTTGGCCTTTATATTTTTCAATACTTCCAGCCTTTTTAATTTGTGATTTTATGACATCTTGGTTTCTATTAAATACATCAAAAATTATAGGCTTTTCTTGATTGTCCGACCAGTCATTTTTAAATAAAATTTTACCGTTATAATGTGTACTATCTTTTTTACCTAAACGAATTTTTGTAAAATCAATTACTTTCGGGTTAACCTCTTCAAAATTTAAATTGTAATCAAAGTGAATAGCAACACCACGTTGGCGCACTAAACTATCGGCTATATCGGTAGCAAAGTCAATTAGTTTTTGATCTTTATTTATTTTAAAATTATCAGCCTCTCCAAACCCTTTACCTAATAAGTATTGAGTCATAATTTCAGATGACATTTTTGCAGTTACGGAGTTGTTTATAATTCGATCAATGCGCTCGGGGTATAAGTTATCCTCCCCGTTTTGATAAATTTCTAATTTTTTATCCCACTTAACCGCCCTTTTGATTATATCTAGGACTGTAATTTTCATTATTTAGTGGTTTTTTTAGCCCTAGGCTTTGTAATTTCTTTTGTTTGTTTTATTTCAGTAGGATATATTTCAAATAAGTCTTCTAATTTAAAATCCTCATTTAATTCCTTAAATCTTTTTATTAACTTTTCAGCGTAACGGTCTGTAATGTTTTCATTTGTGATTAAAAGAGCGCCTCCAAATTCTAATTGCAATCCCTCTCTTTTTTTGTGCAGTAAATATTGTGATTTATTTTCCATTTTTCTGTACTTTTTAATAAATTCATTATGATAATTAACTATGCATTTATGACAAGAAGCGTTAACTGTTTCAACAAAGAATTCTGATTTATAATCTATTAAGAATAATTTTAAAAGTGAAACATTATCGGAGGTCTCGCCTCCGATAATTGATTCCACATCCATTTTATGCCACTTATGATAAGAATTTTGCATCAAATGCAGTCTTAGTAGTAGCGTAATCAGTTTCTAATAAAGTCATTGGAACTGTTGGCTCTTCAAAATTTTCAGTACTTTCCAAAGTAAATGAAATAGTACCATCGTTTTCTTTTGAATTGTAAGTCAAAGTCATTAACTCTAAACCTGATTTTAAACCGTAAACTTGAAACGCATCAGCATTAGATGCACCTTTCCATTTTTGCTCAACTACAACAATATACTTACCACCCTCTGAAAGGTTAGTAGCTTGTAATTTATTTGCAGCGCTTGGATTTAAAATAACACCTGTAAACATGTGTTTAAATTTATCCGGGCCGAATTCTTTTTTAACCAATTCGTAACTAGTACCATTGATTTGTTTTACACCCTGCAATAAAAATCCAGTCTTACCGGTTTTTAATGCTAAGTTTGTAATTAATATTTTATTTGTTGTACTTACAGTAGTAGTAGCGATATTTACATCTTCAGCATTGATTAACAATACATCAGTTTCTAAACCACCAACACTTGGGTTTGCACAATCAAATAAAATATCCGCTGTTATTAATCCTTCACAAGGCATATTTTTATATTTTAAAAGTTAAAGTAGTGGCTTAAATTAATAAGCCGCTACTGTTAAATATTTCTCTAAAAGTTTAGCATCCATAGTGTAAACACCATCGATAACATTTACTTTATGATATTGATCATAGAAAGCGTCTAAAGCTCCGAAGTCATCAGTTGCTAAAGTACCGATTTTTAAATTCATTGGAGTTGATAAAACCGCTCTATGTGGTAAGTTCCATTTAGTTCCATTGTCTTGGTAGGCTGCAATAACTCTATCCCAAACATCCATTTTTACAACTGGAATACCTCTGTAAGTCAACGTAATTTGCCCGTTTTCATTAATTATTGTGTTACCACCTCCAGTGTTTTGGATTGCTTCTAAATCATTTAAATAACCGTCAAAAATTGTACGAGACACATAAAATTTAGCGTTTCCTGAATCTAATAATCTAGAGTCTGCTTTTAAATACATAGCTCTTAAAGTTGCTATCGCATCTCCCGAAGCTAAAGCTTGTGCAGTATATGAAGCCCCTGCATTTTTAGTAATTGCTACATATTTAGAGTCTGTAGTTGGAATTTCTGTAAAGATTTGTTTGAAAAATCCGTTGTAAGAATTAAAGAAACCTAAATCAGTTCCTACTTTAAAAACACCACCACCAGTTGTTAAAGCCGCTGCCGTGTCTTCAAACCAAGCTTGGCGTAATAAGTTTTCGTTAAAACCTTCAACTACTTTAGCAACTAAAAAGTTACCAACTACGCTGTTTGAACCCTCAATCACATTGTAAAAATCAGGATTCATTTTTGACATTTGACGAATCAATTTGTCTTGTGCGTTTGCGTCAGCAGAACAATGCTCTAATCTGAAGTCCATATCTACTGGAGTCCAAGTTTTTTCAGTAAGTGCAATACCCGCAACTGCGTTTGGTGTACAACCTGCAACGGTTTTACCCATTAAACCCATTCTACCAGCAAATACTATTTGCTGATTGTATTTGATACCTTGCTCGATATCATGCAACTCATTAAGAGTTGGATCGCCAAAAGTTAATTCATTGATTACTTTTGACCAGTCTTTAAGTTCCTCTCTGTTAAAGGCGAAACTTGATGTAATTTCTGATGCCATAGTTATTTACGTCTTTTATTTTTTAAGTTTTCTAGTGCTGCTGCTGCGTGGTTTACAATTGGATCGTCATCGCCACCTTTTTTACCTTTTTTCTTATCATCGTCAAAGCGAGAAGTAATACCAGCTTTTAACTCTTTTACTTCTTTTACAATGTTTGTGATAGTTTCTTCTTGCTCTGCTATTTTAGTAGCGTTTGCTTGCAATTCAGCTTCTTTTTCTGCTAATTGTTTTCTTAATGCTTCTAACTCTGCACTAGAGTTGTCTACTAAAACAATTTCTGTTAATTCTCCTGCCACAAAGATAAAAGTACTACCATCAGGCATAATGTACTCTCCCTCTGCAGGTTGTCCGTCAATTGTAGCTACTGAACCAATCTCAGGGGTTTCTCCCTCTAAAACTTCTGTAAAGTCTATTGCTACACCGTTAGCATCTTGTAAAACTATATTTACAACTTGCTTTTTAAATGCGTTTAGAATTGAGGTAAATTTTTCCTCAATCCAGCTTTTGTCTTCTTTTGTCATTTGTTTATCATTATTTAATTTAAGATACGCTTTTGCAAGAATAGGTTCGTTTAATGAAGTAGCAAAACCTAAAGATGTTGCTTGCTCTTCAGTTAACCAAGTTTCATTTTTTAATAAAGGCGCAATTGCATCAGTTCCTAATCCTGTTTGATTTGTGTAAAATTTAATAAGTTTGTTTTCGCAATCTCTTACGCTTTGCGCATAGGCTTCAATTTCATCTGCCGTGCCATCTATTCCACCCATTGGAGAGTGTATCATAAATTGAGTGCCGGTTGTTAAAACTCTAGTATCACCAGCCATAAATATAACAGTAGCAATTGAAGCAACTAAACCACTTCCTACTGTTGTAATTGGTAATTGTAAAGATTTTAAATAATTGAAAATATCAAAGCCAGTATCTACAACACCACCCTCTGAATTTATGTGAACACGAAAAGAAGTTGCGCCCGTTTGGGCTTTAACTTGTTGAATTACATCGATAAGCTCAATACCTTTTTGGTCTTCATAGCTTCCGATAAGTCCGTTTATATAAATAGTTCCTTCCATACGCACAAATATACAATTGTATTAAATGCATTTTTTGCAACTAATTTTGCAAAAATTAAAGTGATTTAATATGTAATTTTGAGTATGATACTATTTTTAATTTCTTTATTTGCTTTGATTTATTCTTTAAGTATTCAAGGTTATCAATCTATAAAAAAAGCAACAACACCAACGTATAAAAAAACTCCCGAATATAAGGAGTTTAAAAAACAATTAAATAATATTTTATCGGAGCATAAAGTTAATCACGTTATGGATAGTTCGCTCTGAACAATTATATTTTTCAGCACAATAAGTAATTGCAATTGATTTTTTATTGGTTTTTATTTCGTTTAAATACGTTTCATAAACCGTTAAATAATCCATTATATGAACTGGTATAAATCCACGCCTTATTAATTCTAAAAATAAGTTATTATCAATTTTTTTTAAAAAGTTGTAGTTTAAATCCATTTGTTAAGCGGACACGTTTCTAATTCACTTCTAATCTTTGCAGATACTGGACAATAACATAAAGCACAATAATGACCCTCAACTTCTTTTAAATCATCTTTTATAAGTGCTAATAATTTACCTTCTTTACATTCATTACATTTAATACATTGAGCCGCTCGAGTTTCTGCCATTGCTTCAGTAACCTCACTTTTTTCAATGAAGTTACGCCAACCATTTAAAATGTTTTTAATTTTCACTTTGCTAATATACTATAAATTTGCACCGTTTACAACTGTTGCGTATCTATTTCCTACGCTTTGAATTTCCTCAACTGCAACCACTGGAGCTGGCATACTTGCTATGGCATCTACAACGCTATCAATGTTTAAAGTTTCAGGTCTTACGCCTTGAGTAATAATACCACCACCAGCAAAAAAACCGCTATTACTTCGACTACTACTATGTAGGTTGTTAAAATCCATAAACGATGCAAATGCGTTTCGATTTAATATTCCAATTCCTTCTCCTGCTTCAGCTTCAAAACGCGTACCGTCTTCGCCCCAAAATTTAGTACCTCCAGCACTATGTCTTTTACCTCCAATTTCTTGAATACCTCCTTTTTCAAATTTAGCACCGTTGATTTGCGCTATACTTTTTGCTGTTGTTGCAATTGTTCCACCAATCTGAATAGCTCTTGAAATTGAAGCAGCAGGCTCAGGTAATACCGATGGTGTTTTTAAAATTTCAGTTACAGCCAGCCCTCCGTTTATTAAAGCTGTAGCGGAAGCAATAGCCTTGTTTTTACCAAACATAGCTTCTAATCCTGCAGTAACCTTATTTAATTCTTGTAAAGTTGCTGTAGTTCTATTTAAAGAAGCTATTTTTTCATTCTCTTCTTTTTTCTTATCTGCGCTAGCTTTTAATGCATCAAATTGATCTTGCGTAACTTTCTTATCAGTAAGCAATTTATTTAAACGAGCCATTTCGGTTTGATATTCTTGCTCTGCTTTTATTGCATCTTCTTCAGCTTTTGTTTGCGCTTCTGCTAAAGCTACTTCTTTATCAATTGCTAATTGCTCTGCTTTTTGTGCTTTAATTTGCTCCTCAAGTGTTTTCTTATTTGCTTGAATAGTATTATCGGTTTCACTTGCAATTTTTATTCTTTCGGTTTCGAATTCTAATTCAGCAATTGTTAAAGCTTCATTGTTTAATTTTTTAGCATCTAATTTAGCAATATCAATTTCTTTTTCTTTTGCTAAATTTTCAATTCTTTTTTCTTCAATTAATTGTAGTCTTCTTTGCTCTTCTGCTACTAGTTCTTCTGTTAAACTTTGCGCTCCAATTAATTTAGATTTGTTATTTTCTAAAAACAAATTTAATTCAGCGTTTGCAAATTGTAAAAGCGTATCGGCATTTTGTTGCGCAAATGTTTGGGATAATTTTAATTTATCTGTTTCGTATTGTAATTTTGATATTTTACCTTTATCGTATTGTAATTTTAAATCAGCATTTTCTTTATCATAAATTTGTTTATTAAATTGATATTGCTGCTCGGCTGTTTTAGATTTTTCACTTTCTTTTACTTTAAACAATTCAATTTCTTGACGTGATTTTGTTAATTGTGCTTCAATAGCTTTATTTTGTCTTTCAAGTTCTTTTGCTTGTGCTTCTTTTGCTTGGGCTTCTTGTTCTTTTTTTAAACCTGATAAAACTTTTGTTTGTTCTAAACGCGCGTTTAATCCTCTATCTTGCGCCTCATCTAAAGACTTTTCTAAATCAATTAATTTTTGTTGTTCTGCAATAGTAATAGCCTTTGCATCTTTCATTGAATACTCTAATTGCAAGGCTTTAATTTTCTTTTGTATAATTTCCTCTTCTTTTTTAGAAAGTTCTGTTGTAAGTCGTATAATTTCATTTGATGCTGCAGCACGTTCAGAAAAAGATTTAGAAGTGTCTTTTGATATTAATAACTGTTGATCTATTAAGTCGTTAGTTTTAATTTGTTGTCTTTGATATGATAATTCACTACGTTCGATTTGTTTTTTTAACGCATCAATTTGCTGCCCTTTTTTTATTGCATCATCTAAAAACTTTCCTGTTGCTTTTGCTCCGTTTTGAATTTTACTAGTTAAATTTTCAACACCAGTACCAGCTTGTAAAACTCCGTTTGTAACTTTTTTAAAATCTAATTCAATAATACCCTCTAATATTTTACCAAAAGCTGTAAACCTATTGATTAAATTTTGCTTAACAAATTCATATAATTCCGTTAAAGTTTTTTTAGGATTGCTAAATGCTTCAAATAAAAACTTTCCTACGTTTTGTAATACACCTATTAAAGATGACATAATAGCTTGTAGTGGTCTTGTTACTGATGTAACCGCATCTATACCTTCTTGAGAAGATTTTAAATAATTTACCAATGCACCAACTACTAAACCAATAGCGGCAATAACTGCTCCAATAGGAGTTGCAATAAAAGCAAGTGAAGCTCTTGTCATTCCCATAATGCCTTGAATCATTCCGCCTAATGAATTAGACAATAAATTTGTAACACCTCCAGCCTCTTGACTGCGTTGTATAAATCCGCCAATACCTCCGTTAAAAATATTCATTTCTTGAAAGGCTTCTTTAATACTTTCTTTATAGTTACCAATATTTAATTTTTGTTGCAAATATTGATCTCCATTTGATTTTATAAAAGCATTATTTTCGTCTAATTTAGCATTTAAAGCAGTAATTTGCGCTTGTCCTTCAACTGTTGTAGCGTTAGTTTCATTACGTAATTTATTTAATAGTTTATTTTGCTCACGTGCTTCAGCTATACTTGTAGCCTCTTGATTTAATGCCATTGTTAAAAGTTGCGCTTGGTCTGCTTGCGTTTTAGTAGCTTGTCCGCTTTCTTGGACAGCTTTTACATTTGAAGCATAGGCACTGTTTAAAGATTTTAAAACCGCTTCATTTTGTATAAATGCTTCGCTAGTAGATTGTCCACTTGCCGCTAAATCTTTTTGAGTATTTTTAAGCGCATCAATTTCTTTTTTTAAATCTGAAGTAGATTTTAAAAGTGCATTTATGTCGATGTCTAATTCTGCTATTACTACTTTTGCCATTATATTATTGTTATATTTAAAACGTTTGATTCTAATTCTATTGATCTGTCATTATTTGCTATCATAGCGCTTAAAGTTTTTGCCCCTGTTGTAGTAAATGAAACTTTAATAATGTTTAAATTAGCTTGAGTAATTGTGCCACCAGTTGATGTTACAATTGGATTACTATACATATCAGGATTATAAATAGTATCTTGATATATTGTAATTGTTTGGCCTACAGATGCCGTTATTTCTCTTTGATTAAATCCAAAATGTAAAATTGGAGCGTTGTTTTTTACTCCATCTATAGTGCCTATTAAAGGCGTACTTTGAAATGGTGCAGTATAATCTACTTTTATAAGTTCCACTTTTGTAATACCTTTTTTTGTGAAATTATTTACTTTATTTAAAAGAAAATAACTACTTAATTGTTTAATCCAATATAACTTACTAAAATCTATATCAGATATGTTTTTTTCATTTAAGTATATTGACGCCTCTATTATTTTTGAATAATTTAAAATAGCTCCTATAGTCGAATAGTAAATTCTTATTACGTCTTCCATTCGTAAATTATAGAAACTTTCAACTGGTACAGTTGTAATTGTTTGATGTGTCCCTAAACTTTGACTACCTATTGATGTTGTAGTGGTAAAAGTATGCGATGCTTCACGCATTAAATAATAACGTTTAGAAAGTCCTTTATATTTTATTTCTCCACTTTCTTGTATTTCTTTATTCCACATCCTATACACGTTTACATTTAAATCATGTATTAAATTAACAGGGGTTTTATCAGGTGCATAAACACGTGAATTAACAACAGTTTTATTTTCTGCAAGGTTTACGTTATCAATTAAAATTTCGCTATTATAATAGTCATCTTCTTGGTCATTGTATTTGTAAGTGAATTTGTTTTCTTGCGCATAACTTCCAAAAGTATATTTTTCAGATATTTGCTCTACAAATTTGTTTTGTTCTCTGCTCCAATCTATAACTTCATTGTTTTGTAAAAGTTCCTGTAGTGTTAAAAATCTATAATGCTTTTCATATTTATCTTTAAATGGTGTAAGTCCAAACCTATTTAATATTTCGGTAATAAAATCCTTTATTGAAAAATCTTTTAATTCGTTTGAAAATGATATAGGTACACCAGTATATTGTGAAATCACTAATTGACTTTGAAACGATCCAGTATAATTAACACCAAAACTTTCTCCATTATTAATAAAAGGCTCTTCATAAGCCATTGTAATAACGTCTCCAATGTTTAAATTAAAATCAAATGGAGACTCATTATAGTTTGCAATTAACGCCCCGTTTAAGTAAATGTAAATAGTATTTGTTGTAAATGAACCAACTGGCATTCCAGCCCAATCGGATATCAAATAAGTTATACTAGGTTGTATAATATTATTTCCATCTATTGAATAGGTACCGGTTTCAGGAGCTATAAAAATCGGGAATATTGGTTGCGTATCTATAGCAGTAGTAACGTTAAATATTTCAGTAGGTACTTGAGTAACTTCGCTAAATTTTGGATATGATAACCAAAGATTTGTAAAATTTACAGTGTTAAATATTGATCCACTATAAGTAAAACCAAACTCGCTAAAAATCTTATTCCATAAATAAGATACCTTTGCACTAGGTACTAGATAATCAATATTTATTCTATTGGTATTATAAATCATATTACCATTGTAATCAGCAATCAAATACCTATAAGGTAAATCAGCTGTAAATGAATTTACAACGGTACTTAATAATTTGTTATGGTCAATTTCTGACAAGTTTAAATCCCCTAAACTTTTATTTTCAATTGCTTTATATAAGTCAATATTACCGTCGTAAATATTAATTTTATATTCTTTATCTGTGCTTTGAATAACAGCCCAACCTTTATAAACCATACATTCGCCATCATCTGTATAAAGATAGCAATTGTTTTTTTGATATGGTAAAAAAGAAGTAACGCCAACAACACCCAATAAATCAAATGTCAATTTGTTTTTGTCAGTTTTTTTTATTGTAAAAGTATTAGTGTAATTAGTTTGTCTATCTGACAAAGTCAAAATATCATTAACCTGCAAAGTTCTTGAAATCTTTTGCGAATCAGTTAATTCAATATCGATACCATTAATTATTAACCTCATAGAATTTTAGTAGTATTAGTTGGTATTTCAATTGTTAAATTTAAAGATGTCATTTTCTCTTTAGAGTTTGAAACTCTAAAAGAACCTGCTTTAATATTTACTTCTAACCATTCGCTGCATTGCACAGTTTGATTTTGAGTTCCTGTAAATAAATAAACTTTTGGCGTATCTAGTAAATCATTTAAAATTAACATTTCATTTTGAGTAATATTATTTTGCGCAACCGATATGTTGTTTTCAGAAGTTTTACCAATTGAAACATAAGGCGAAACAGTATCTTTTACATCTTCATAATCATTATAAATTTGCCCTAAATCTTTTGTAGTTAGCGTATCATTTCCTTTATAAAATAACCAATAATTCCAGCCTCCAAAAGAATTAAGCCATTTAATATAATGTCCTTCACAAATGTCAGTAATTTTTTCAATTTGAATTTCATTTACTGTGTTGTAGCCTACGTTTAAATTTATAAATTCATAACCTCCGTTTGATATAATTATTCTATTTATTTTTTTTGAATTTTCAAAATAAAGCTGTTCTCCATTTACATCAAAGTACAACTCACTTTCATAACCATCATACCATGTAAAATCAAATGGATAACCGTTCCAATATTTTAAATATGAAATTGGTTTTAACATCATTTGTGTATATTTTACACTATAAGGAAAATTAGGATATAATTTTTTGTAATTATGATAGTTTACGTAAGCACTTAAAAAGCTGTAAATTTCTGTAGATGTGTCTTCAGTATTGTTTGTGTAATATATTTTATAAATTACAGTAAAATCTTTATATATAGCATCTGTCCAATCAATTATTGGATTAATGCCTAAATTTAGCAATTGTTCTACTAAACAATCAAATGATTCAAAAGTTCCGCCGTCTGCAATTACTTCATTTTTAAAAGTAGTTGCCATTTTTTCGGCTAAATTAAAACATGTTGTATCTGAAAAATTGTTATCATTAATAAATACAGGTGCAGAGTATTTAAAATTAAAATAAAATTTACCATTTGGATCAGGATATAAAGTAAATAATTGATTGTCAAAAAAAACAGTTGCTTTTTTTGCGCTTAAACTAGTACTACTTTGTTTAAATGTAACCGTGTTATTATTATACGCAAATAATAAATTTGTTATATTTAAATTCTTTTCAAAAACTATTGCCATTATATTGCTAATTCTTTTGTTAATTTTATAATCTCTGTGCTGTATATCATAGCCTGCTCAACTCCTACCTCATTTATTATTTTTTGTATTCTCGCATCGGTTACAACTTCGCTAATTAATTGAACACCTCCATGCTCTTCACGTTTCCAACCATTACGGGCAATTTTTCTAGCAATTAAAAAAGCTAAACTACTAATTGATATTTCGCCTTGTATTTTGTTTGCTATGCCCTTGTCTTTTATCCATTGCTCAATAGCGTTAATTGGTGGAAATCTTCCCGATTTTCGCCCTGTTTCTAATTGTTGTGAATAATCCTCTCCCCATAATTGCGCTGTTAATCCATTTACTTTAACTTCTAGTGTATCGGCAAACTTTCCACTTGCTCGCATTCCTTTTGCATCATAGGCAATTATCAAATCCTTTTTTAAAAGTTCAAATTCCTTTGATAAAATGTTACTACTCATAAACTTTAAATTGGAATGTTACATATAAACCGCTCATATTTGCATCTAGTACATCAACAGCATCTACACTTTCCCAACTTAAAATATCAATATTTTCACACCATTTTAATTTTTTTTCAAAAGCATCTAAAGATATAATAAGTGGCTCAATACATGTTTTGTATTTAGATTGCAAATTATCTCCATCTGTTTCATTAAAATACTCCTGTGCAAAATTATCGGGTTTTACGTAAAAGAAATTACCATTGTAAATTCTGCCGTTGTCAATAAAATTACCACGTCTTAAGGGAAATAATAAAAAATGAATTTTGTTAGGCTCTAAATCTGAACCTGCATCAATTAAATTTAAGTGCGATTTATTACCATAGTGAAATTGCACATCATTTGAAGCGCAAAATGTTTCTAATATTCTAACTAAATCTGCCATTAACAATATAGTTTAATTCCTTTATAATAACCTTCTTTTAATAAATGCTTAACATCATCGTATATCTTTTCGGTTACCTTTAAAGATACTTCATTTTTATTTATATGCGCTGGTATTGTACGAATATAATCCCTTAATATTATTTTTGACTTATTACTCATTTTTTATTTTTTAATTTTTGATATTCTGCTTCGACTTGACCTTGTACGTTATTCATGCGAAGTAAATAAATTATCTCAACATATTTTTTAGTTCCATAATCAAACGGATAACCTCCGTATATTTTAGCTAATTGTGAAAGAGGTAATATATCCGAAAATTCGTTTAATCTTTCGCCTCCAGCCATATCCCAAACACCAGTATCTTCATTTACAGATTGTAATAATTGTACTTCCTTCTTTTGCAAATTTACAAAGTAATTTGATATATATTTTTTTATTTGGAAAAAATTTTGTAGAGGTAGCAAATAAAATTCTAATTCGTCTATTTTTAAGGCATTGACAAATATATATTTTACGTCTTCAATTTCTGAACTAACTGATAATTTTTTAAATAAACTTCTAACCTCATTATATGAAAGCTCGTTTATTTTAATTTTAAGCAATGGTTTTTCTTTTAAAGAAGTAAATAATGTAGTGTATGGTAATTGTTTTTCTGGGCTTAATTCTATGTATTCTCTTACTGTTATTTGTTTCATACTTTTAAATTAATATTAGTACTCTTTTGCATTAATTCTTTTTCAATACCATAAGAGGTTAAATCAATGTGCTCATCATGTTTACCGTTTGGAAAAATTGCTATCTGTTGTAAATAATGTTCGTTCCAACTGCCCTCAATTAATTTTACTCTACCACTTTCAATAAATGGACTTACAGATCGTGCGCGTTCAATTTTTGACATTTGCACAAAGTCGCTTTTAATTTCTGTAATATTTAATCTAGTTTGTTGTTTTATTAATTGCGCAATACTTTTACCACTGGCTTTCGGTTCAACATAAATCATATTTATTTGAACTCCTACGGCTTTTATAAATTCAGGAATAAATTTTAATAGCTCGGGCATTTCTAAATATTTGTCAATAGAAGTTAGTATAATATAATCATTATTATATTTGCCGGCAATTTGTATTCCTGTAGGGTCATTTGCATTATCTTTTGTGTAAGCACCATCAATATACATATTCCATTTTAATGGTGGTATTAATTGTCTTGGTATTATATCAAACCATGTTTTTTTCCATTCCCCGCCCTCATCAGGCGAAGGAGTTTGCATATATTGTCCAGCAAAAGTATATCGGCTGCCTTGTCTAATCTGTTCAAGTTCTTCAAATGTGTGTTTTTCTTTCCATAGTGGCTCATTATTTTCATTTAAAGCTGGTAAGCATAAATGATGCCATTGCTCCCCGCTGCCACCATTTAAAAGAAATCCGCTCATATCGTCTTCATGTAAACGTTGCATAATTACAATTATTGGTGTTTCTCTATCATTTACACGTGATCTGATTGTGTTGTTAAATCGTTCGTTAACCGCTTTTCTTTTAACCTCACTAAATGCATCGTCAGGTTTTAACGGATCATCAATAATAATAGCTCCGCTAAATTGTTTTGAATCAGTAACACCTGCACCAAAACCCGTAATTGCACCACCCGATGCAGTGGCATAAACACCACCGCCCCAATCGTTAAACCATTTTGATTTTGATTGTGCATCTTTTTTAAGTTTCATTTGCCATAGCTTTTGAAACGAGTCAGATTCAATATACTCTTTTGTTTGACTTGAATTATCAAGCGCTAAGCTATCTGAATATGATAAGTGAATAAATTTAGAGGCTGGATTTTTAGCCAAAGACCACGCAATAAAACATTTAACAGCTAGCTCTGTTTTACCATAACGAGGCGGTATATTAATTATAAGTCTTTTAATATTACCTTTTGCTACCTCTTGAAGTGTATTAGCTATTTCAATAAAATGAGGCGCAATGTTAAAATTGCGCCTTGTATTTTCTTTATATATGTAACGTGTGAAAAATAATAAATCAGTTTCACACATTATTTTTAAAACTTTGTCTTCATTAGTAAGCATTTTCTAAAGCATCTTTTATCCTTTTAATTTCCGCCTCATCTAAATCTTTTGTTTCAACATTAAAATTAGTTTGTGTAATTTCCTGTTTTTCAATATATCCTCTTTTTTTACCTTTAGTTTTTAAATAAAAAATTGTTGCTATAGTGTCTCCCTTACTTATTTGAGTGTGTAATTTACTTTCTGCAAAATCAATGGCAATATCCTCAATTCCATTAACTAAATTTTTATAATTTTCATCTTCACGCATCCAGCGATAATGTGTATTTCTTTCAATGTTTACAATTTTACAAGCAGTTGTAACAATTCCAAGCGATTTTTCCAAAGCTTCAATCATTGCTTTTTTAAGTGTAACATTTTGTTTTTTGTTATATGCCATCTATAAATTCATTTATCCAAAAAGCTGTATTCTTTTCATTGTTAATAATTACATCGAAACCTAAATTAAATTGTTTTATAAAATCAAAATAATAAAACTCAAAATTACTTGTTGCTAATATTATAATTGGTTTAAAAGGAGTTTTAGAAAGTAAATATTGATATGACATTATTTGACCAAACGCATTAAAAGTTTCAGTTTTATCGTGTCTTGGATTTTTACATTCAATCAATATATCTTTGCCTTGATTCGTAGTTAAATAAATATCAGCATAAATAGTAAATAATCCTTCTTCATTAAGTTTAAATTGTTTTTCTAACTCCACTGTTTTAATATCTAAATTGTAAGCTGTCTTAATAATGTTTTTAAGTTTTGGTAATAAATTTTCAGTAAATGCTTTTTCATTTTTAAATTTATTTTTTAAAGAATTGCATCCATGAGAAAGTGAAACCTCCATTACTTGATTTAATATTTTCTTTTTATTGTACGCCATATTAATAATCGTCTGTACAGCTGTAGCCTTCTTCTAAAAGTTTAGCCATTAGTTTATTTTTTTCTATTTCTGTGTTACAACTTACTTCAAATTTATAAGTTGGAATGTATGTTTTTTCCTCTTCTTCTTCTTCAGGTTCATTTGGTATTGGTACATCAAGTCCCCATTCATTTAATAAATCAGCATCCCATTCATTTGCTAATATGTCAAAGTCCCAAACTCCTCCCGAAACATTATCTTTAATTAAAAATTCTTTTTGTTGCTCTTCGCTTAAATTATCGGCAATTATAACTGGTATTTCTTTTAATCCAGCTTCAATACAAGCTTTAAAACGCATATTGCCTCCAAGTATTACCATATCGGTATTAACGACAATAGGTCTAATATCTAACATTTGCGGAAAATCCTTTATTGATTTTACTAGATTTTTAAATTTATCATCAGTAATGTATCTAGGATTATTCGGGTTTAATTTTATTTCAGATATTTTTAATTTCTTTGAATTTACCATGTTTTATTTAATTAAATTATATTACAAAATTATAAAAATTATATTATTAAATGCTATTTATTTTTAAAGTTTAAACATTCATTTTCAATTAGTAATAAGCATTTGTCATAAATTGCCTCAGGAACTGTTTTATTTATTCTTTTTGTTTTATATGTAAGTGAGTGCCTACCTACATTTTTTTTTGAGCCTGAGCCCTTTTTCCTTTTTTCCATAATTATCTATCAAATGCTGTTCTAGTGGTACATAATTTGCTACCGTCTTCAAATTTAATTACAACGTGTGTTCTATCAAATAAAACTACTTCGGCTTGTTTTCCGAAGTAGTTTACAATGTCTCCTATTTTCATATTAATTTACTAATTTAAAAGGTTTGTCCCATGCACCTATTGAAATTGAAACATAATGCCCAACGTGGTGATAATCTGTCATTGCATCGCTGTTATCAAAATTATTTAAATTTAAAACACTATTAATGTTTTTTAGCACTTCAGTTGCTGTATCGTTTTTACCTTCGTAACGTGTTTCTAACCAAAAGTGGTTAACTCCCTCGTTTTGTTTTGTAGCGTCAATTCTTAATTCAACTGGAGCTGCTAATATTTCGCAACGTACATTAAAATAATTCTCTCTAGTTATTGAAAATTTCCAACCTTGTTTTGCTGGATATAACGCTTTGATGTTGTTTCTAATTTCTTTTACTGATTGTGATGTAATGTAAGCCATAATATTTGTTTGTTTGTTTGTTTAGCTTTATTGCTGGTACAAATATACACCTATTTATTTAATGTGCAAACTTTAAATAAACTTTTTTTACATTTTTATGTTATTTATAATTATTATAAATTAGTAAATAAATGCAAAATTGTATTGCGTATTTAAAATCTATTTATATATTTGTACCGAACAAATAATACAAGACGATTTGTATTTGATAATTTAAATAATATGTTAGAAGATGAGGTTTACCAATTAATTAGACAGGATTGGCAATTGAGAGAAGTTATTGCTAGTGCCTTAGGAGTTTCAGAGGGGACTATTTATGCTTACGCAAAAAGAAAGTCTCAAAGGTTAGAACATTTTTTTTCTATAAAATTAATAATGTTACATACTAGTAAGACAGAAAAAGAATTATTTAAAACAAACTAACCCCGATTGCAAGGTTAACTGCTGCAAATATTATGAAAAGATTTATTGAAAAAGTAAAAGAGGTTTTTGTTTCTGAAAAAGTAGATGAAAACGTAATCAAAGTAAATGGTATGTTAAAAATTTGCTTTGAGAACAGAGAGGTTTTAGACGCTATTGTTACATTTAAGAAATTTGAACAAGCATTTGAAAACGAATTAAAAAAGCAAAACATGAACGCATTGGAAGTAAATGCAGATTGTGAAAGTTATTTTAGGAGAAAACATAAAGAGCAACTTGAATTAAAATAAAAAACCCAGCGGATCAGCACTGGGTAAAAATTACATTTTTTAAATTGACGATACAAAGTTATGAAACAAACTACAAATAATCTAGATATTAATAAAAATATCAGATTGGAATTAAGAAACCAACTTCAAAGGGTTTCGGATTTAATGAGAGCATGTAGCGTAAATTATCAAAACCAAGATTTTATGTCTTACCGCTGGCAGTCATTAAAAAATTTAAAGTTTAAAATTCAAACTCAACTAGAGCCTTATGAATTGGAACTACAAAAACAATATTTAAATTCAGATACACACAAGGCTTTACAGTCTACAGCTGGAAAATCAGGATTTGAAATTTTATGTAAATTATAAACAACTAAATATTAAACAAATGCAAAACGAGATTAAATTAGTACAATCCCCTATTATTTCTCACAGCTTACAGGAAGTAGGTAAAGAGGTTTTAAAAAGAATTGAAGATTTGGAACTGGATAAACAAGTTGCAACAGTTGAAACGGTAAAATCTTTAAAAGAATTAAGAGCCGAATTAAATAAGGAATTAACAGATTTTGAAGCACAAAGAAAGTTTATAAAGGAAAGCGTAAACAATCCTTATAATGAATTTGAAAGCGTTTATAAGGTTGAAATTTCAGAAAGATACAAATCGGCTATTGATACCTTAAAAGATAAAATAGATTTTGTTGAAAGTAAAATTAAAACAGAAAAAAAGCAATCAATTGAGGCATATTTTAACGAATTATGTATTGCCGAATCAATAGATTTTATTACCTTTGATAGGGTTGGTATTGATATAAATTTATCAACCACAGAAAAAAAATACAAAGAGCAAATTTTTGAATTTATATCAAAAGTAAATGATGATTTAAATTTGATTAAGGCTAGCGATTTTCAAGCCGAAACCCTTACGGAATATAAATTAAGTTTAAATGTTTCAAGTGCCATTACTTCGGTAAAAAACAGAAAACAAATGGAGGCTATTGAAACTGAAAAAATAAAAGCCATAACCACCCAAAACAGAAAAAATAGATTGTTAGAATTAGGTTTGACTTTTGTAGTAATAACAGATGCCTACGAATTTAATGCTGATATTTATATTACTAGAAATGATATTGAAAATTTAACTGAGCAGGATTTTATTAAAAAGGTTGCGGAGGTTGAGGTTAAATTAAACGACTTGAAAGCTAAACAAAGTCAAAACATATCACCAATACAAGGTTCAAACTCCAAAAATATTTCACAGCCTATTTCTGCACCAAAAGAAATAACAGATCCGGAGCCATTAAAAAAAGCATCATTTGAGGTTACAGCCACAATGACACAATTAAGAGCATTAGGAGAATACATGAAGCAAAATAATATTAACTACAAAAACATTTAAAAATGGAAAATCAAAATCAAGTAGCGGTTTATGAACCATCAAAAGTACGCTCAGAAGTAATTAAGCAAATGGAATCTATGTCGGCTTCTAAATTTGTTACATTACCGGAAACATTTAAGGAAAGCGTTTTCTTTGCAATGGAAAAATTATCTACAATGAAAGATGTGGATCAGGTTCCATCAATTAGCGTTACAAAAGCATTTTTAAAAATGTTTTCAAACAAGCTGGACTTTCAAAAAAACCATTGTTACTTCTTTGTACAAAATGATAAAGAGTCTCCAACTGGAAAATCACTTCGTTTTGGCTGGCAATATCAAGGTTTAATTTTTACAGCTAAACAATTATGCGATGTAAAAGATGTCATTCCGGTATTAATTAATTCTGAAGATGAATTTTCAATGCATTTTGAAAATGGAGTTTTAAAAATTGACAAGCATGTACCTACTTTTAAAGGAGATATAGTTGGGGGTTATTGTGTAGTAGAGTTTAATAACGGCGATGTTAGACCAAAGTATTATACAAAGGCAGGCTTAGACCAACGTAGAGATAAATCAATGGCTAGAGCTGGTAATTTTTGGGCTTGGGAGCGCGAAATGTATGAAAAAACATTAATAAACGCTTCAATCAAAAGAATTATTGAAACCCATACAGATACTGAAAAAGATGATTTGTATAACGAACCTGAAACAATTGATGTTAAACACAGAGAGGTTGTTGATCAGGTTGTGTTAGAGCAAAAAGAAGTTGTTACGCTTGAAACTGAAAAGGTTTTATTGTAATGTATAACGTGCTGTCAACTGGTTCAAAAGGTAATTGTGTTATATACCATGACACAATTGCCATTGACATGGGAGTTTCTTATTCTATGATTAAAAATTATCAAAATGATTTACAGTTAGTTTTATTAACTCATATTCATGGGGATCATTTTAACCTAGCGACAATTAAAAAATTAGCTTTTGAACGCCCTACTTTGCGATTTGCTTGTGGGGAGTTTTTAGCTGAGTATTTACAAGGGATTAAAAACCTAGATATTTTAAAGGCTGGTGTTATTTATGATTACTATTGTTTTAAAGTTTCTCCAGTAACATTATACCATGACGTGCCAAATTTTGGATACAGACTTTACAAAGGAGAGCATAAAACAATCCACATTACAGATACGGCCCACCTAGAAAAAATAGAGGCTAAAAACTATGATTTATACGCTATTGAATCTAACTACAATGAGGACACAGTTTTTGAAAGTATTAAGAATAAAAATTTAAAAGGCGAATTTGCTTATCAGGTCGGATCTGTTAAAACGCATTTATCAGAGCAGCAGGCTAGGGATTTTATTTTTAAAAACAAAAAGGAAGACTCAAAAGTTTTAAGGCTTCATGAATCATCACATATTTAAAATAACTTAAAAATTAAAACAATGGAAAAAGAATTAAAACAAACTTTTGCAAAATTAGATATTCATAAAACAAATAACGGTTTTATTGTTTATGTTAACAACACTAGACACACAGGAGGTATTTCAGATTATACCGATGAATGTTTTGTTTTCAATACTTTGAAAGATTTAACAGCTTTTTTATTAACTTATAAAGAAATTTAATAAAAAAAATAATATAAAATCGGCAAAAAAAAATAATATTGCCATTAATTTAAAATCAAACTATTATGGAAAGAATGTTTAATGACATAGGTTACGAGGTAACGAAATATGTCCAAAGTAAGAAAACAAAATTTGTAAAAACACGAAAAGAAGCAGTTAAATTAACTGAAAAAATAGGCTACTTTTATGATGTTTTTGATGTAGAAAAAAACCCAATTGGTTATGGTATTCCAAATTAAAAAATCATGTGCAGTTTTTTTGTAGTAATGTTATTATTTATAATAGCTTTAATTGTATTAACTAGAGATGAAAATTAAAATAAATAAAAAATTTATAAAGTAAACAATAGAAAAAACTTGACATTTAAAACAAATAAGATATGAAACAGACAGCAATGCAACAATTATTAGAAGAAGTAATTTTAGAAAGAGAAAAATCTATTAGTGTAGAATTTAGAGATGCATTAGATTTTGTAATTACATCAATTGAAACAGATTATAAAGAAATGGAAAAGCAACAGATTATTGATGCTTATGAAACAGCTGACAAATATAAATTGGAAGTACCAGGCCAACAATACTGTAACGAAACATTTAATAAATAAGATATGAAAAATACAAGAATAATTAAAAGAACAATGGTTGATGGAAGAATTGAATTTACTATACAGCAAAGACATTTTATATTTTTTTGGTGGTGGGTAGATGCTTGGGTAAACAAAGGTGTTTCAACAACAGATACTTTTTCATCATTAGAAGAAGCACAAAAAAACTTATGCTATTTTGAAGGAACTAAAATAAAACAAGAAATAATAACAATTTAAAACAAATAAGATATGGAAGTATTAATAATAGGTTTTATATTAGTTGCTGCAGTTGTAGCTATATTATGGGATGAAACATTATATGATGAAAACGACCAAAAAATTAAAAAGAAATAAATTATGAAAAATATACACGTATTACCAACAGACAAACCAAGTATGTTATTTGAAATAATACAATTTAATTTATCATTTGATAATCAAAATATGTATTCTGAAGAATATAAAAGATTAGAACAATTAAACAAATAAAACTATGAAAAAAATAACAAGGTCAGTAATTAAGTATTCGGAAATACCTGAACACTTACAAATAAATTCTATATTCAAAGGGCATTTAATAAATACTTTTGCTATTTTTCACATTGATGAGTCTGAAAAAGAAGATGATTTAACAAAATGGTTAGTAGAAAATTACCCAACGATAAAAAGAAAAACGAGTTTTTTAATTCAAATTGATATTGAAATTAAAATTTAAAAAAATGGAAAATCACAAACTAAACACAAAACTTTTTATTCACGTAGAAAACACAGCAGAAAACCAAGAGCAATTTGATAAAAACAAAAAGAGGCTTTCTAAGCAGTGTCAAATTGTATATGATGCTTTATTACGTGGAGAAAAATTAACTACATCAGTAGCTTTAATTCAATACGGAATTGGAGACTTACGCAGGAGGATTAAAGACCTTAAAGATATTTGGAATATTCCAGTAAAAGACCAATACGTAAAAGGTAAATTTAAAGAATATTTTTTATTAAATTAAAATTATGTACCAAGACGTTACAGATAATGTTGAGCAATTGGAATTGTACAACGCGAGTCTAAAAGAATTTATAAATTTTTACAGAGTAAAGTTTATTGATTTATTGGAAGAGAAAAGAAGAGTTGAATTAGCATTAAAAATGCATAGTAAAGAGTAATTTTAAAAAATAAAAAATGAATGAAGTAATTGGAAGTATTATTCATATTGGAAATACTGAAGTAGTAGGAAGTGCAGGAACTTTTAAAAAAAGATTATTAGTTGTTAAAACCGATGAGCAATACCCTCAAGAAATACCTATTGATTTTGTGCAAGACAAATGCGATTTATTAGATAATTTAGCAATTGGCGAGCCAGTAAAAATAGGAATTAATATTAAAGGTAATTCTTATAATGGTAAATGGTATTGCTCTTTAAGCGCTTGGAAAATTGAAACAAATTAATTGTAAAAAAACCTACTATTTTATTAGTAGGTTTAAATTTATTTTTTATATTTGCAGTTGTAGAGTGGAAGCTACTTAAAAAATATTATAAATGCCTTATTACTCGCAACTTCCACTGCTTGTAGTAGGGCATTAACTTTTTAAAAATATGTTAAAACCAACAAAAAGAAAAGCATTTAATTTCTTAAGAAGTTATTTTGATGTTTTTAATGAATTAAAAGATGATAAGGATAAACTTAATTTTCTTACAACTATTTTAAATAAACAATTTTTAAATGAAGATCCAAAGGATTTAGATTTTATTGTAAAATTGTGTTATGAAAGTCAAAGACATAGTATTGAAACTAGTGTTAAGGGTTGGTTAAGGGTTAATAAAACTGATGTAATGTATAACACTATAAGTAACCACGTATTAGACCCTATGACTAACCCCCCCTCTAACCCCCCCTCTAACCCCAAAGAAGAAGAAGAGGAAGTAAAAGAGGAAGTAAAAGAGGAAGATAATATTAATAACATACCCGAAATTAAAAATTTCGGTGATGGCGATTTAGATAAAAATTTAATTCATGCTAATATTTTAAAATTTGAAAGCCCCAGTTGGTTAGAATCAGTTTCAATGCAGCAAAAAATTAAAATACCCGAAATACAATTTGAAATTGACAATTTTGTTTTGTTTTTAAAAACTACACAAACAGAACATAAAACAAAAAAAGCATTTTTAGAACATTTTATTAATTGGCTAACTAAAAAATTTAATACACAAAAAAATGGTAAACAACAACTTACAAATACAGGAACAAAAAAACAATTTCGCTTTAGCACAGTTGATGCACTCGAAACCCTTGCTCGCCAAAATAAATGAAGACTATCCAAAATTAAAAGATATTCAAAATTCGCATGATTTTGATGGTTTAATAAATTATTTAGTTACAATTTTAAATATAAAATGTTCTAACCAAGATGAAGAAAACGATTTAAAAATTCAAATGCTAGTGGTTTCAGATTTTTTAAAATCAAAGTTTGGTAGTTTGACTATTGAAGAAATTAAAGAGGCTTTTAAAATGTATGCAGCTAGAGAATTTTCAAAAATAAAAGTATTTAGGCTTTTGGATTGCATTTCAATTGGAGAAGTTTTACAAGCTTATACAGAATACAGAAACGATAGTTTAAGAAGTTACAACAGTCAAAAACAAATTTTACTAAATACTATACCCGAAAAAACAGCAGAAGAAAAAAAACAAATTAGATTGAAATTTATTGAAATGCTTTATAATGAAATTAAAACAGATAAGTTTTCTAATAACGCATGGTTACTTTATGATGAATTTTACGCTTCTGGAAAAATTAAAATTTCTGAAGAGCAAAAAAAAGAACTTTATAATCAACAGCTTTTAATTTATGCAACTGAACAGCGAACCGAAATAAGTAAAAAAAATAATCTAATAACAAAACCATTGCTTTTAGATTTAAATACAAAAATTCAATCCGGTAAACCAATTGAGTTAGTTAAAAATAAATGCAAAAGCGTTTTAGTTTGTGATTATTTAAAAAAAAATATGTATGATTTTGAAACTTTTAAAAATGCAATTTTATAAATTATGGGAAAACTTTTAATTGGTATTGATCCTGATGTTTTTAAATCAGGTGTTTGTTTTAAAAATGGTAATGATTACCTTTTAAAAAACTTTACATTTTTTGAATTGTATGATTTTTTAAAATCCTATAAAGAGCGTGAAGAGAAACCAACTATTTATATTGAAAAAGGGTCTTTGAATAAGTCAAATTGGCATATAAAACAAGGTAATTCCGCTGCGTTTAATTCTAAAATTGGCGAAAATACAGGTAGAAATTTTGAAACGGCAAATAAAATTATTGAAATGTGCCAGTATTTAAACCTTGAATACGTAGAAATAAGACCAACTAGAAAAAAAATAAATTCAGAAACATTTAAAAAATTAACTGGATTAAATATTAGAACTAACCAAGAGCAAAGAGATGCATTAATGCTTGTTTTTGGCAGATAAAAAAAATATAACTTAAATAAATTAAAATTATGAAAATTGTAAAAAAAGAATTAATATCTATTGAATTAGTAGATATTGTAGATGGAGTTTTAACAATTCCAAAAAATGTAAAAAGCATTGCTGATAATGTTATTAATGAAATAGAAGATTTAGAAAAAGTAGTTGGGATTGGAGTTACTTCAATTGGTAACTATAATTTTAGATATTGCAACGCTTTAACTTCTGTTGAGTTTCCTTTGGTTACTTCAATTGGTAACTATAATTTTACATATTGCAACGCTTTGACTTCTGTTGAGTTTCCTTTGGTTACTTCAATTGGTAACTATAATTTTACATATTGCAACGCTTTGACTTCTGTTGAGTTTCCTTTGGTTACTTCAATTGGTAACGATAATTTTAGATATTGCAACGCTTTGACTTCTGTTGAGTTTAAAAATAAAAAATTAAATGTAAAAAGTGTTGATGGATATTTATTTGTTATTCAAAACAAAAAAACAACTAAAGGAATAATTTTATATACAGGATATAATTTATATTCATTTGATAAAAACGATATTCTTAAAGAGGATTGTTTTTTATCTGAAAAAGATGGATTTTTCGCACATGGAGATACAATTAAAAAATCTATATCTGACTTACAATTCAAATTAATTTCAGAAAAAATTAAAAATGAGCCAATATTGCCAGAAACAATTATTACAGTTATGTATTATAGAACTGTTACAGGTGCCTGTGAATTAGGCTGTAAAGATTTTATAAAAAGAAATTCTTTAGAAAAAGAAGAATATAGAGCTGACGAGTTATTACCTATTTTAGAAAAAAATAATGCATATGGTGTTGAAAAATTCAAATCTTTAATAAATTGGTAATTTAACAGCAAATAAAAAAATAAATTTAACTTTAAAACAAATAAACAATGGCAACAAAATATATTAAAACCTCTGATAATAAAATAATTGTTTTTTCAGCATTATTTAACCATTCAGATTTTAGGAACTTTGATCCAGTTTCTGCCGGATTTGTAAATTTTACTACTGATGAGTTAGGAAACCCAACTTGCGAATGTTACGGACAATCTATATCATTAGATTTTATGCAATCAAACCCAGTTGAAGACAGTAAATTGGCAAATATTCAAATTTTAGGAACGTTTTTATAATTAAAATTTAAAATAAATTTGTAAATTATTTTGTTTATATAAAAAATAGTATATATTTGCACCATACTTGCGCTTCGACACTAAGTAAGTTTAAAAGTTTAGCCTATTTGTAGGAGTGTTGAGGTCGAAGCCAGCACAAATACAGATAGGCATTTTTATTTTTATATTATGAATGATTATAATGCTTTTTTAAAAACAAAACGAAAAACTTTTATTGAAAGTGGATTTGATATTAAGCAATCAAAATTAAACCCACTATTAAAAGACTTTCAAAAATACGGAATACAAATAGCACTTAAAAAAGGAAAATTTGCTTTTTTCTTTGACTGTGGACTTGGTAAAACATTCTGTCAATTAGAATGGTCAAAACAAGTTAGTTTAAAAACAAAGAAAAAGGTTTTAATATTAGCACCATTGGCTATTGTAGAACAAACAAAAACAGAAGCTATAAAGTTTGGCATTGATGTCGATGTATTTGATATTACAAATTACGACCAGCTTAAAAATATTGAAAATATTAATCAATATTCTGGGGTTGTATTAGATGAAAGCTCAATATTAAAAGGTCGTGATGGTAAACTTTCAAGTCTTATTTTAGAAACATTTAAAACTACACCTTATAAATTAGCTTGTACCGCAACACCATCACCAAACGACCATATGGAATTAGGGCAGCATTCTGAATTTTTAGGTGGAATGAGTTATTTAGAAATGTTAGCTATGTATTTTGTTCACGATGGTGGAGAAACTTCAAAATGGCGTTTAAGAAAACACGCAAAGGACCCGTTTTGGAATTACGTTGCAACTTGGTCAATGGCGATTGATAACCCTGCAACACTTGGATTTGATGGCGAGGGTTATTATTTGCCAGAAATAGAATATATCGAGCATATTATACCAGTTGAAAACAATACCAATAACTTATTTGGAGATGTTGCGGTTTCAGCTACTGACTTACATAAAGACTTAAATAGAAGTTTTGACAAACGAATTGATAAAACTTTGCAATTAGTTAATTCAAATGAAAATCAATGGATTGTTTGGGGTTTGAAAAATAGCGAAACAGATACTTTATCAAAACTATTAGAAAATAGCATAAATGTTCAAGGTTCTGATAGCCATGAATATAAAGCTAAACATTTAAACGGATTTGCAAATAATCAATTTAAAACACTAATTACAAAGACTTCTATTGCATCATTTGGTATGAATTACCAACAATGCAATCAAATGGTTTTTATGTCGTATGATTTTAAATTTGAGGCGTTTTATCAAGCTGTTAGACGTTGCTATCGTTTTGGGCAAAAAAATAAAGTAACTGTTCATATTTTAATACCAGAAAGTCAAACAAATGTAAGGCAAACTATTTTAGATAAACAACAAAGTCATAAAGAAATGATCCAAGAAATGGCAAAATACTCAGCCGAAACAAATTATAAAACTGCAAAATCAAAAGTTATGATTGATAAAAAAGAAATAAAAACAGAAAACTATCATTTAATTAATGGCGATTGCATTCAAGAAACTGCAAAGCTACCAGAAAACTGTGCTGATTTAGTTGTATTTAGTCCGCCTTTTGCTGAATTATACGTTTATTCAGATAAAGAAGAAGATATGGGTAACGTGGCTAATTACAAACAATTTGAGCAACATTTTAAATATTTAATTCCTGAGTTAAAAAGAACATTAAAACCAGGTCGTATATGTGCTATTCATTGTATGGATTTGCCTATTCAAAAAGGTAAAGAGGGGTATATTGGTTTGCGTGACTTTTCTGGAATGTTAATCGATTGGTTTCAAAGTCAAGGATTTATTTATCACTCACGTACTACAATATGGAAAAATCCAGTTACAGAAATGCAAAGAACAAAAGCATTAGGTTTATTGCATAAAACAATTAAAAAAGACAGCTCTATGACTAGAGTAGGTATTCCTGATTATATTTTGTTTTTTAGAAACGAAGGCGATAACTTAATACCAATTACTCATCAAGATAAAGACCAAACAAAACTAGATTATTTACCAGTTGATTTATGGCAAAAATATGCTTCTCCTGTTTGGTATGATATTGATTATTCAAGAACTTTACAATATAGAAGTGGTAGAGACGGAAATGACGAAAAGCATATTTGTCCTTTGCAATTAGACACAATAGAGAGAATTTTACATTTATATTCAAATGAAGGAGAAACTATATTAAGTCCATTTGGAGGTATAGGTTCAGAAGGTTGCTCTGCTGTTAAAATGAACAGAAAATCAATAAGTATTGAATTAAAAGAAAGTTATTTCAAACTTAATGCAAATAATCATAAAGCATTTGTTGAAGAAAAAAACGCAACACTAACACTATTTTAATATTATGAGCAAAAAACACCACCAACAGACACATAATATAGCAGTACTAACATATTTGTTAATTACAGAGCTTAACGATATTAAAGCCAATAGTTTACTCGCTAAAGAAATTATAAAGCAAGGTGAGGCGTTTGAGTTAGCCCTAGAGCCATTATTGGAAACTGTATTTGATAGTAAACAAATTAGCAAAGGAACTTATTTAAATAAAATAGGTCATCAAGTCGAAACCGTAATAAGAAAAAATTACGAAAACATTACTGAATGATTAAACGTAAAACATCCAGCAACATTAAAGCAAATGAAATTATTGCTTTGTTTATGTATTATGAAATTCCAATTACTCAGCAATTAGAAATTTTAAAAATGGTAAGGCAAAAAATTGAATTTTGCAGAAATACCGCAAAAC